TCTGCAACAATATCAGGCTCGCCAACAATTGTGACGTCTGAACCTGCAGTCAAAGTAAACTTGTGTGTACTTGCTGCTTTATTTACAACTGTAAGTTCAAAACATTGTCCTACTTTGTTTTGAGGACCAAGTGCTGTGAGAAGTTCAGCAGCAGTTGGTGTTGTAATTGTTCTGTTACCTGTTGGTGTTCCGTCAACTATGCCTTCAATAGTTTCAGCAGTAGTTAAAACGTGAGCACCATTTTCAGTTTTGATAACTTTAGTCTTTGTTAATTGACCAAAATTAGGATTCTGAAGTTCAAATAAACTAGCCATTTGTTAATCCTGTGTTGAGATGTTAGTAGCTCTAACAATGCCAATATTCTTTGTCTCGTAGACTTTCGACCATTTGCCTACTGTTTCTAAGACTGATCTTGCTGGATTCACATCTGTAGTAGCCCATTTTGCTCCTACTGGGTGATAGCAGTAGTGAAGATCAATAGCCATAGCATCAGATTTAGCCAAAATGTCTCTGTCTGTTTCTGTTGTTAAGCCTGCTTGCTCTCCACTTGCTACTGCACCTGCAGTAAAGAAATATGTTGCGTACTCAGTTGAAGATCCACTACCTGCAGTTTGTACATCGTCTGAAACGATTACACGCAAGCCGCAATATGTTGGAACTGTGTCATTACCTGCATTGTAAGCTGGTGTGATTGTACCGCCAGATGCAGTTGCTGAACCTCCGTTTCCGTCACCTGCAAGTACATAGTCAACCATTTTTCTCTCAACGAGATCATAGTAAACTTTGCTGTGCATACAAACTGCTGTCAATTTGTCCCCTTGATCTCCAAGAATTGACCTTGCTTTAGCAACGTGACGAGGTGCAAGAGTTGTAGGAGTGTCCCCAGAAGCACCGTCAATTGTTAAATCAAAAAATGCAGCACTACTTGTTGTTGTATTGACAGAGCCAAAAACACCACCAAGACATGAAAGCAAATCTTTTTGTCTTTGGTTAGCAATATATGCCCCTACTTTTTGACCAATCGCAGCCATAGGGTCAGAACCTGCAGCAAGTGCAGCTAGATCTCTAGCTTCAAATGCACGTCCTCTATGTAAAATTACACCCACTTGCTTATCGGAACCAATTTTTCCGGGAACAAGTGATGTGGAATCTGAAAGAATTTCAAAATCTCCGCTTAAATCTGCAGAGAAGAAAGGAATGTTAACGAAATCACCACCTTCAGTTGCATTCAGTTCTGCCATTGGTGCAACCACACCGCTTGCAAGAAAACTATCTCTAAGAGTAGTTTGCTGAATAACGTAAGGTGTAAAAACCTCAGGAATGATAACGTCACTTCTTAAAACAGCCATTTTTAATTGAGCTTAAAGTGTACGGTGTGGGCGTAACCCTATTTGTAAAAGTTGTAAGCGTAACCTACTCTTTTGATCTGCGTAACAGAATAATATCTATATTCTAGCGTGATTCGGCTATATTTCTCAACTTTTGCCATGTTTCTACACCATAAACTGATGCTATTCTGTGCTGTTCTGTCTGATTTTCAGTTTCTCTCAGAAATGGCTTAAGCATTTCTTCGCTAAATTGTCCGTTTGAACTTGGCTTTGTAATAGGGGCACCACCACCAGAAATACTACGATTCTTCAACAAATATGGCTTTTCTTTTTCTAATTTATTTTTGACATATTCTGCTACTGGTAATTGTTCATAACCATCTATAATGACAGGCTGACCATCTTTAATTTGTATTTGTTCTTTCGGTACAAAGTTATTAAGTACAAGTTCTGGGTCATGTGTCAGATCACTTAAAGCATTAAGTGCAGGTGCTATAAGTTCTAATTCTCTATTTCTTGCTTCAAGTTGTTCTATTTTTTGTTTATCAGCAGCACTTTTTTCTCTGTATTGTTGCTCTAGTGCTTGTTTTGATTCTTCATACTGACCAGCATCTTCAAGTTTTTTTTGTTCAGCCAATCTTTTGAACTCTTTTAAAGAATCATAATCATCTGGCTCTATTAATTCTTTCTTTTGCATTTTTCCAATTAACTCTCTATTTTTTGCTTCGAGTTTTTGCACTGATTCTTTTAATGCTTGAACCTCAGCATCATTATTTGGTGCTGCAGGTGGTGTTGCTTGTGTTTCTTCAGCCATAAATCAATTAGATATTATAATTAATTATACTACCATTTCACTAAGTTAGCCCAATATGCTGCTGACATCTTCCCTCTCTTGATATCTTTTCTAAATCTTGCTTTAAATGAACTTCTTCTTGTTTTGGATTGTTCGGATTCGCCTTCTCTTTTTGGACTACCTTTTACACCTTGCTGACCAAATCTAATAAGTTTTATTTTATCTCCTTCTTTTGCCAATACTGCATGACTTGAAAGTTTGTGCTTTGGTGTTCTTTTAGGCTTGTTATAACCTTCAAATTTTATACCTCTACGTTCAACTGTCATTTTTTTCCTCTAGCTTTATTATAAATATCTTTATCAACTTTTCTTGCAGGTCCACCTCGCATATATGAATTTACTCGACCCATCGACCAAGCTGCCATTGATACATTTCTACTTCCACCAGACAAATAAGCACCTTGGCCTTTTCTGTAAACTTGTGCCAGTTCACCATATTTGAATTTACTTCCTTCTGCTTTTTTTCTTAGTGTTTTTTTTGTTTGCTCGTTTAACGGCTTTCTTCGGCTTTTTTGTGGCATCTTGATTAACTCGTGATTGTTGTACTTGTCTAATATCAATGTACTCGCCTGCTTTATACTTTGCAGCAGTACGTTTGATTTCAGCAGCTTTTGCTGCTTTGTTCTTTGTATTCTTAAGATATGCCTTAGGAATACCAGTTTTCTTATCTTTTGGTACTCTGCGAAGTTTAGGCACTATTTTTTACCTTTTTTTGTTTTTTTCTTTTTTTTAGGAGGTCTTCCCATTTTTGAACCATACGTCCCTTTTCCCATCGGCATTTTTTTAAAAAGCAACTAAGACAATACTAACTGTTTTTTGTTAATTTTTCTAGTTGTTCAAGAGATAATTCTGTGCCATCTTGCCTTATAAATTGTCGTAATACGTCAGTAGGACTTTTCCCTTTATTGATTTGCTTTCTAAATAAAGCTGATCTTCGTTTACCAAATACTTCATTTTGTAAAGCTACATCCTGTTTACTAAGCCATGTTGCATAGTTTTGGTTGGCAGGTACAGTTTTTCCAATCTGAGCAAGGCCTGTTTTACTAGGCCTTACTCGTGCAAGATTTAAGTCGTCTCTTGATAATCCAAACTCATCTAAAAAACTATCACTTATAACTGCAACTGTTACTGATCTACAGTTAAAATGTTGCGGAGGTTGTGGCCCTTTCCCATATTCAAATATTTGACCATCAAGTCTTGCACAGATTGCTGAGGTTCTACTATCAAGTGTAGCAACATATCTATACTGATCTGTAATATCATTGTTAGCTTGATAAACCTTCTGTGTGGCTGCGTTACTGACTTGATTAATACTTGTTCTTACAATGGTCATTACTTGATTATTTGCTAGTTTTGTTAATTGACCACCTGCTGCAATTCTTTGTCTTATATTTCCTTTTTGATTAAACTGAAGTCTACCTTTTAAACGTCTAGCTATTTGTTGAGTTGGTTCGCCAGTAAGCAATCCGTTTCTGACAGTTCTTGTAAATAAATCTGCTTGCTGTGTCGCTAAACCTCTGAAGGCTTTTTGTACTGTTGCGCCGTTTGGTAGCGTTATTACAGCACCCTCTCTTGCTGTTAACGAAAAAGTAGGGGTGACTCCAGTCCTTTGAACTTGTAATTCTTCAGGCAAGGTAAAAACATTTACTTTAGTTGGATCTGTTGTTACTACACTTTGAGCAAACTGCGGACTTATTTCTACAGTTCTTACAGCATTTTTTGCAGCATCAGAGGGTAATAAATTTTTTAGTTGTTCTTGAATAAAGTCACTTTGCAGTACTGCAAGACCTTGAAGTTGTTGCTGTGTAACAGTAGTGCTATCAATAGCCCAAGTACCAAGACTTTCTTGCAATTGAGCAAGCA